CTCAGGGTGGCCCCCTGATGAATATGATTGCGTCTAAAGCACAAGCATTCAAAGAAGCAAACACCACAGACTTTATACAATATATCAAACAAGTCATAGATAACGCACAAGTTATGAGTGATGTGTTTATGGATAATGGATTTAATGTATTGACTGGTGGTACAGATAGTCACTTGATGTTAGTTGATTTGAGTGATAAGAAATACTCTGGTAGAGAAGCTGCAGATTTACTAGAAGACAATGGAATAACTGTAAACAAAAATGGAATACCAAATGACCCTAGAAGTTTTGTAGAAACATCTGGTATTCGTATAGGTACAGCTGCAGAAACAACCAGAGGTCATGGTGCAGATTGGTTCAGAGATTTAACCAAGAGGATAATTGACATACTTTCTTGACAAACCCCTTTTATTATGGTAAATTTATATTATGAAGTTTTATACAAATATCGTTAGATACGGTAACAACCTACTTATAAGAGAAGTCAATAATGGTGAGAGGTCGAATCGTAAAGTAAAGTATTCGCCTACCATGTATATGAGAGTTGGTAAACCGACAAGTCATAAAAGTCTTGATGGTCGATTTGTGACTCCTGTCAAACATGAAACCATGAAAGAATGTAACGAATGGTTACAATCTTATGAAAATCAAAAACATCTTATATTTGGTAATACACTTCACGCATACAGCTATATTGCAGATACTTATCCTAATATAGTTAACTGGGATATTGACCAGATACTAATTATTACAATGGACATAGAGGTTCAATGTGAAAATGGATTTCCTAATCCTAGAGATGCAGCTGAACCTTTACTTTCTATTACAATCAAAAATCATCAGAACAAACACATTATGGTTTGGGGTATCGGTGAATTTAAAAACAATCGTGATGATGTTGGTTATGTAAAGTGTAGAGATGAAGAACATCTCATACAAGAGTTTCTATCATTCTGGGAGAAGAATCAACCAGATGTGATTACGGGCTGGAATACGGAGTTCTTTGATATTCCTTATCTGTATAATCGTATCATCAAATTATATGATGACAAAGAAGTAAAAAGACTGTCGCCTTGGCGTAATGTATATTCTAAAGAAGTTTATATGATGGGTAGAAATCATCAAGTGATTGATATTCAAGGTGTATCTGCATTAGATTACTTTGATTTATATCGTAAGTTCACCTATTCAAAACAAGAAAAATATACTCTTGACTATATTGCGTATGTAGAACTAGGTGAAAGAAAAGATGGCAATCCCTATGACACATTTAGTGAGTGGTATCAGAAAGACTATCAGTCTTTTATCGAATATAATATTACAGACGTGGAGTTGGTGGATAAACTCGAAGATAAAATGAAGTTAATCGAACTTGCATTGACTATGGCTTATGATTCTAAAACAAACTATATGGACGTTCTTGGAACAACAAAGTATTGGGACATTATTATATACAACTATCTCAGAAAGAAAAACATTGTTGTTCCACAGAGAATCAGTTCATCTAAGTCTGAGAAGTTTGAGGGTGCTTATGTGAAAGACCCTATCGTGGGTATGCACAAGTGGGTGATGTCATTTGACTTGAACTCTCTGTATCCACATTTGATTATGCAATATAATATATCAACAGAAACACTTGTATCACAAAACAAAGTTCCTAATATGAAAGTAGATAGACTACTACATAAAGAGTTTGATACAAGTAAGTTAGATAAGAATCATACTATGACACCTAACGGTGCAATATTTAGAACAGACCAGAAAGGGTTTCTTCCACAGTTAATGGAAGATATGTATAATACCAGAACTGAATACAAAAGAAAGATGTTGGAGGCTAAACAAGAATATGAAAACACTAAAGATAAAAAACTACTTAAAGACATTTCGAAATACAACAACATTCAAATGGCTAAAAAGATTTCACTTAACTCTGCTTATGGTGCAATCGGTAATGCATACTTTAGGTATTTCAATTTACTCATTGCTGAGGGTATTACTACGAGTGGTCAGTTATCTATTCGCTGGATTGAGTCTGCTCTTAATAGGTATCTCAATAAGACTTTGGGTACTACTAACGAAGATTTCGTGGTTGCAAGCGATACCGATTCGGTGTACATTACATTTGACAGACTTGTTAATAAAGTGTTTAAATCACAATCAGATGTTGGAAAGATTACCGACTTCTTGGACACTATCGCTAAGGAAAAGATTGAACCTTTTATTGATAAGAGTTATCAAGATTTGTCTGAATATCTCAACTGTCATTCCCAAAGAATGAATATGAAACGAGAAGTGATTGCAGATAAAGGTATCTGGACTGCAAAGAAAAGATACATTCTTAATGCGTGGGATATCGAAGGTGTTCGATACAAAGAACCACAACTTAAGATTATGGGTATTGAGGCTATCAAAAGTTCTACTCCTGCTCCTTGTCGTAAAAAACTCAAAGAAGGTATAAAAATAATTATGTCTGGTGATGAGAAAATGCTAAATACATTCATACAAGATTTTAGGAAAGAGTTTATGGATTTACCACCAGAAGATATTGCATACCCAAGAAGTGTGAACGGATTAAGTAAATGGTCTAATAGTGCAAACCTATTCAACAAGGGTGCTCCTATTCATGTGAAGGGTGCGATACTGTATAATCATCTTGTTAAACAAAAGAAACTAGGACACAAGTATCCATTTATTCAAGAGGGTGATAAGATTAAGTTTCTTAATCTAAAACTACCAAACAAGTATCAATGCACAGCTATGACCTTTATAACTAATTTACCAAAAGAACTTGACATACACTCTCTAATAGACTATAATGTACAGTATGAGAAGAGTTTTGTCGAACCATTAAAGTTTATCACAGACAAGATGAATTGGTTAATTGACAAGAGTTATGGAACACAAGGAACACTTGAGGATTTCTTTTAGTATGAGTAAAAAATATTTTAGATATAATTTAGATGATTTAGAAAAGTCTGCGAATCGTAAGTTATTCAATTACATATCATTCTTTGCTGGTGGTGGTGGTTCATCTGCTGGTTATAAACTAGCTGGTGGTGATTGTAAGTTTGTGAATGAGTTTCAACAAGTTGCAGTAGATACCTATCTTGCAAACTGGCCAGATACTCCACACATTTGTGGTGATATTAAGAATATTACTGGTAAACAGATTATGGAAATGACTGGTATCAAAGAGGGTGAGTTAGATATTCTTGATGCAAGTCCACCTTGTCCACCGTTCAGTATGTCTGGTACAAAACAAAAAGGTTGGGGTAAAGAAAAGACAGCCTATGGTATGAAACAAAAAAATATTGAAGACTTGACTTGGGAAGTGATTAGAATAGCTGGTGAGATGAAACCAAAAGTTATTGTTTGTGAGAATGTAAAAGGTTTGACTATGGAGTATGCAAAAGAACATTTGAACAGAATGGTTGCAGACTTTGAGAAAGAAGGTTACACAACTACATATAGAGTTCTTAAGGGTCACGAACAAGGTGTACCACAGAAAAGAGAAAGAGTGTTTATTGTATCAATACGAAATGATGTAATGGAAGATATTAATATGCCGTTTATGTGTATTAATAGTGTGTTTCCAGAACCAGAGAAAGAGTCTGCAACAATATATGATGCAATCGGTGATATACAACAAGACAATGAAAATGCAAGTCAAGCATATGAATTAGTAGAAGCTATGAAGAAGGGTGCAAAGTGGAAGTGGTTAAAGAGATTACCAAAGAACCCAGATAAAGTTGTTTCTGTAGGGGACGATATTGTTGGCCCATTTTTCGATAAAGTAATTGCACATAGAAAGAAGTGGGGTAAATCTATTCCAGAGAGAAAACATTCGTTCTTTCAATCTAGGAGAGTTCCTTCTAATCAAGCATCACACACATTATCAGAACAAGGTTTACAAACAAGTCTTGCAGTGCATTTACATTATTCAGAAGATAGAGTTTACACTACGAAAGAATCTGCAAGAATAATGACACTACCAGATGATTATAAATTGACTGGTACATTAAATCAACAACTTGCAAGAATAGGTTTGATGGTTGCACCAATCTGTATGAAACAACTTGCAGATGAAATATATAAACAAGTATTGGAGCCGTACAATGAAGTGCATAATAGCAAAAACTGATTATGGAGAAAAACAAACCTTTGAGAAATGGAATGGTAAATTCTATGATGAGTCTAATTTAGAACAAAAAATTGATATTACAGAAGATACTGCAATTTATAGACCAGATGCAACTCTTGATGAGGAAGGCATACCTATTGCATATGTTATCTGTAATGCGTTTCCAAAAGATAATAAAATTACAGATATATTATATTCAGAAAAAGATACCTCAGTTATGAGAGCAAATGCTGCAGGGCCTATTGATAAAGAAGAAATGAAAAAGAAAGGACTAATTGAGGGTAAAGATTATAAATTAAGAACACCAAACTCGTATTTTACAAAAACAAAAAATGGTAAGTACGGTCTGATTGCATATGCAAATGAAATATCAAGTATTCTTGTGGGTGCAAAAAGAGGAAGATTTACTGGTAAAGTAAATATTGCAAATCCAGATAAGTTTTATAAATTAAAAGACTTATGTGTTTATGTAGAAAAAGCATTTAAAAAAGCAAATTCAAAAATTTATACTCAACAAAAAACATTTGCAGAAAAATATATACCAGAAGAATATAGACATGGAATGATAACAACATTTTCACTTAATAGATATTCAGTAAAAGAAAGTAAAGCTATGAGTGTTCATTCTGATGGTGCAGATGTATTATACACTACAATGTCTTGTCATAGAAAGGGAGAATATGAAGGTGCATATCTATCGTTTCCTCGTTGGAAAATAGGAATTAATCTTCCTCATAATTCAGTTTGTATAGCTGATAGTAAATCTTTACACACAGTAACACCTATTCGTGGAGAAGGAACAAGATATACAACAGTTTGTTATACCGATAAATCTTGTGCAACAGTTTTAAAATCAGAAAGACTTATTGGTAAACACGCAAAAAAAGAAAGTGGAAGTTTAGAAGATTTTTTATAAGATAAAGTAAAAAGTTTTATATATAATAATATAAATAATAGTTATTGTAACTGTTAGGAGCAACGAACCAAGTGGATACTTGTTAAACTATAATGTTGCCTAATAATACAAGGAGATTATTATGATTAAAATCATAGTGAATAAAGAACAATTTCAAAACAAAAAAATAAACAATTACGCAGGCTACATAAAAGTATGGAAAGACTCTGATGATGCGTGGTGGTATTATTACTTCATCAATACTCTATAT